TTCTCTTTTAAAGATGACTCAACGATACTTTCAAATTCCTTGGACATATGTGCCGCAAGCATTTCTTTCGTATTGGCTTTTAAGGCATCCTCTAAAGACTTTGCTTCTAGTAAAGCCTCTTCGATGATTGATTTCTTTTTCTCAGCCATTTTAATTTTATTTTTTAAAATATTATTATTTAGAAACACATTATTATGCGTTTAATTAATAAATATGCAATAAATCTAAAAAGTGTGTGTTTTTTATTAATCTAATAGAAATTTATTTAAACCATCTTTTAATATAATGTCTTCTTTTTTACTATTAGATTCTGACATTTGTTGTTCTTTAGAAGGTTCATCATTATATATCCAAGATCCTGGTGTTGATGGTGAAGTGACAATATCCCAACAGATTAATTCAAAATCATCTTGTACTATATTCTTACCACCTTCTTTTTCTAAAGAACCCACACCTCTAGATGAGACACCAATCTTTAAACCTTTTCTAATGTAATTTGCGACTCTATCACCTTCACAAGAAATAATACCCTGACTTACAAATCCAGGTGACATAATAATTTCTAATTTACCCATAAGTACATTACCTTCCCACCATAAGTCTACTACATTATGTGAAATTCTACTTACCGCAACAATAGACGATTCTGGATGATCTGCTTCACCTAACGCTCTTTTTTCTTTAATAAGTTTAAGATAATTTTCTGCTTCTCTTCTAAGTAATGCTTCAGGATATACTCTTTCGTTTTTATTTTCAACTCCGTATTTCTGCATAACCGCATAAACTATCAAAGGTTCCTCTATAATAGGTTCCCCTTTTGATAGTTTTGTCATTTCACTAATAAAGTGTCGGTTATCTTTAGGTGATATATATCCTGCATCATATTCAATGAGGATACCCTTCTTTTTAATTTCGTTTTTATTTAATATTTTAATAATAATGATATACTTTAATTATAAATATATCACTATATTAAAAAAATTACTTTTTAGTTTTGTGGAAAGTAAAAATAGAATTTTTTTCTAAACATTCAGATACCACATTATTGATAATCTCTTTAGTTTTGTCCACAATCCTATCTTTGTTTAAAGGAAGGTGTTTTTTTTGGTATAATGTTATTTCACAACTCATAAAACTTCTTTTATCTACAGACAATCCAGAAGTCCTCATATCTAAATCCACTATATATTTGTGGTTATGAAATAAATCACCATTTAAGGTTTTATTTAGTTTTTGTTTTATTTTTTTTCTTACGTTACGTAAATAGTAATCGTAATTTAAGTTTTCATCTAATTTACTTAGTTGTCCCCAAGCACATAAGTTGATGTATAAACTTTTCGATTCTTTGTTATTAACTGTCCCAATTTTAGTTTTGTAGTTGTCTAATAAATCTAATTTGATTTCTTTTCCTAATTTCATTAATCATTTCTTTCATTTTATTGTTATTTTTAAAGTTTGTATATTATAATAATACAAATTTAATCGCGAAATGTCAAATTAGTCGCATAAAAAACCCACCATAGTAGCGAACTTTAGTGGGTTATATATTGTCCGTAGACAATAACGGTCCTAATCCGTTTTTTTAAATTTTATTTTTTGATAACCATTTCCGTACCACCTCCAAACATAATTCTTATTCCAACAACATCTTCGTCTTCTTTCTCCCATTTAACGGTTTCAATTGTTGTACCGTTGTTTCCTAATTCAATTAACTTT